GTTAAATATAATACATCATAAATACAAAAACAAAAAACAAAATAACAAAAAAATAAAAAAACAAAAAAACAAAAAAATAAAAAAATAACAAAAAATAAAAAAATAACAAAAAACAAAAAAATAAAAATTGAATGTATATTTTTATTTTTATTAATCAAGAACAATGATTAAAAAAAATTGCGAACCAGGTAAAGAAGTCAATCTTAAAACAGGAAGATGTGTTAAAATATGTAAAGAAAATGAAGTAAGAGTATATGAAACTGGTAAATGTATAAAAATAAAATGCCCCGATGGTAAAACAATAAATCCAAGAACTGGGCGATGTGTTAAAATAGAAAATATTAAAGAACCAGTTATAGAACATAAAGTAAATATAATTAAAAAATTAAAAATACTGGAAGAATATGAAACACTTAATAAACAACCATTTAAAGCACGTGCATATAATAAAGTAATAAATTCAATAGAATTATCTGATGATAAAATGAATACTTTTGATGAATTTGTAAATTTAAAAGGGATGGGTCAAAAAATAAAGGAAAAAATTAAGGAATATTTTGATTTCGGGGAAATATATGCAGTAAATAAAGCATTAGATGACCCAAAATTTTCTTTAAAACGTAAATTAGCGAGTTTATATGGTGTTGGACCAGTTAAAATTAAAGCACTTATGGAGCAAATTAAATCATTCGATGAACTTAAAAATAAACCAGAATTATTAAATGATAAACAAAAAATAGGCTTAAAATATTATAATGATATGATTCAGCGTATACCTATGTATGAAGGAAAAAAACACTATGATATTATTAAAAATACTTTTAATAAAATAAATTATAATATAGAATTTGAAATAGTAGGTAGTTATAGAAGAAAAAATGTTGACATGGGTGATATTGATGTGTTAATTAAAAACCATAATGATTTAGATTTGAAAAAAATAATTGCAGAATTAAAATTATCAGAATACATAATTGAAACATTAGCTAGTGGAAAAAATAAATTTATGGGATTATGTAAATTATCACCAGAATTACCAGCTAGAAGAATAGATATTTTAATTGCAGATCCATCATACTATTACTTTGCATTATTATATTTCACAGGGTCATATTCATTTAATATTTATATGAGACGTATTGCACTAAATAAAAAAATATCATTATCAGAATATGGCTTTAAAGATAAGAATAATAATTTTATTGATACAAGTGAAGTAATTAAATCAGAAAAAGACATATTTAAATACCTGGAAATACCTTATGTACTTCCTGAAAATAGAGTTGGTTAAAATATCTACTTCGATTTTGAAGAAAACTTTTTATCTTTTTTAAGTCTTTTAATATATAATATACGCCATTTTAAAAAAATTGTACTCCACATATTATTTTTATATATAATTTTCATTAAATCTTATTAATATTAGTAATAATATTTTATATAATTATATATAGATATATATAAAATAATATATATAAATGTTATCTTTTTTACATTGTATGTATAAAAATAAGAGAGTTTATAAATGTAAAATAACAACATATGAAGAAATTGATAAACTAAGAGAATGGGCTATACAGCAAAATCCATCTATAGATAAATCTACACATTGGTGGTATAATAAATTACCTACTGACATATGTATGTTATTTTACAAAATAGCATTACATGAGAATATTATTAAAATGTTTAAAGAAAATTATAGTGGTAATTATAATATTGATATTTTAAATGATATGAATGAATTATATGTAACAGCACCGTCGGGTACACAAAATAATAATACATCTGATCAAATTTTTTATACACCACATATTGATGGTCCATTTTATCTTTTTCCTTTTGCTTCGTGTTACAGAACTATAATAGGATTAGATGATAATAGTAATGTTGTAACATGTTTCAATATGATACCTGAAAATAATGTTGTAAAAAAAGGAGACATTGTTGCATTTGATTTTCATCGTGAATGTCATTATATTTATAGTAATAATGTACCATATGAAAATAATAATAATTTACGCATTATAATGAAAGTGCATTATTGTGTTTATCCAAAATGGGCTTATTATTTTGGGAGAATATTGGGTATGATTTCAATATATTATAATAAAAATTTTAGAAATCTATTTTTATTAACTTTAATAAAAAATAATAAATATAAAAAATATTTGTCATCTTTAATGATTATAGTAACAAAAATAGTTCACGATATAGAATATTATATAGGATATAATAATATATCATATATAATGTTGATATATATATTATCACTATACACGCATAATAATATATTTCTATTCGGTTCTTCATTAGTGCATTATCTAAAAAGAATAAATAGTAATTATAATGATTGTAGTGATATAATATTAAATAGAGACCATAGATTTTTTTATATAATTTATTTATATCATTTGCTTAGTATATATTACAAAGTTATTAATGTAAATACATTATTAATATCGCAACTTGTAAATATAATACTATATTTTCTTGATATTAGTAAATTAAAAGATGTTATTAAAGTTCATGAAGTAGTTAGTTTAGTATTAATATATAATTTAAGTAATATATATCATATTTTTATACATATACATTTGGTTTTAAACTTTATAGAAAATCAAGAAATAGGATTTTAAATAAATATAAGTATTTTAATAGATATATGGATATTAAATATAAAAAATATGTTTTGAAATCTGGAATAAAGATTGTTATAATACCTATGGATACTAAATTAACATACTTATCTGCTAATTTTTTACTTGGACATAATTTTGAAAACAAATCTAATTCACAGATTACCCACTATTATGAGCATTTAATGGCAGAATTAACATCAGAAAAATATAAAAATAGATCAAATATTATGAATGAGTTATCTCGTCGCGGTGCAATTAGAAATGCATTTGTAAGCTCGAATCAAATGTCATTTTATATTAGAGGATTATATGAAGATTTTGAGTATTATGTTGATATATTATCAAACACATTGCATAAATTTTATATAGATAAAGATATTGCAATTAAAGAAAAAAAAATTGCAATACAGGAATATAATAATTATATTTCTAATTTTGATTATAATTTTGATTTAAAAATATTTAAATATTTATATCCCAAATATGAATATATTATTGATCACAAATATCATATTAAAAATATAAAAAAATTTACAATTAATGATGTTAAAAGATTTATCAAAAATAAAATATGTTCTAAAGATATAGTTATTTTAGCAGTTTGTCCTAAAAACAAAGTTAAAAATACAGAAAATAATATAAATAAGTATTTTGGAAAACTCAAAATGAAAAAAAATTGCACAAATAAGTATAATATATTAAATCATATTAATAATCAATTCAAAGTAATTCATATTAATAATAAATATAATGATAATGTTTTATTAAAACTAATTGTTAACAAAAAAATTAAATATTTATCGAAAGAGCAATTATTATTAGAAATATTAGATGATATATTATTTGGATTAGATAATGGTATATTTTATAAAAAATTAAGAATTGAATTAGGACTAATATATAATATAAGTTTTAATACAGATATTGATATAGTAAGTTCAATATCTTCCTATGAAATTAATACAAGTTGTAATCAAAAAAATTTACCAATTATAATTGATGAAATAATTAAAATATTAGCTACTTATAAATTAAAAAAAGAAGATTTTGAAAATTCTAAAATTCGATTAAAAATTAAAAGAGAAAACAAAAAGTTTACAAATTTAACATCATATAATGATTATAAAATACATCTACTATATAATAAACATTTTTATAGTAATAAAGATTTATTCAAGTTATTTGAAAGTATAACCTATAAAGAACTTATTCAATATTATGAAAAATTTAGAAATGATATATTAAATAAAGGAATCTTATTTTATTACTCTAAAAAAAATTTGAATAATATTGTTGATAAATATATGCAAAAATCAATAATTAAAAATAAATATAAAATATCATATATATAGAAAACAATATGAATCCGATATACTTTTACTTGTATTTAACTTCTGTTATTATGGCGACTATTGGCTTTACAATATTAAGATGCGGATATAATGTTCATGATTTAGATATATTTTTCTATCCAAATCCTAATAATAATATTTTTGAAAATAAAATATATCTTTATTCTCATATTATTATAAACTTTATGATAGGATTCTTATTTGGCTTTCAAGTTTTAATAGGTATGCTTGTAAAAATTTCTGTATTTGAAATATATTTATATTTCACTGAAAACTGTGATATATTCAAAGTATCAGATATATCATTTTTGATATTAATTATTATAATATCATTATTAAGTTATACAGCAGGTTCTTTAACAAATATATTATTTATATAGATTATGCAATATCATTTTCTATTTTTATATTGGCATATGCTCTCATAACATTTTCAGCAGTACCAATTGGTAATAAATAATCTTTGGCTCCATAAAACTCAGGACCTGTTCTCGAATTTCTATTTACTAATGTTCGTAGAGAATTAATATCATGTAATTTATAATATAAATGAAATACATTATTATTATTGTCGGTCAATTGTAAAAATACAGATGATACAATTTTATTTATACCATCGGGCATATAAAAACTATTAGGATACTGAAATTCTGTATTTATTACTCCAGTCCCAGTTATGTCTATTTTATTAGGTGTATTTTGAAAAGCTATTTCATTATTTGGAAAAGGTAAACCAGACCCAGAATAATTTGACATTCTATCAATTGGATTAGGTGCCATTAATAATATATTTTTATATTGCCCTGAATTTTTAACATTTCCTATTAATTTTATTTTCGAATAGTCTTTATAAAAAGTTATATTTAAGTATATATGTTGATCATCAAAAATCATTATTATATCTCTATAATGTATATATAGAATTATTTATTATGATTTAATTAAAAATAATTAAAATTTTATAGATGTACTCTGGTGCTTGTTCCAAGACCCTCTTGATTTACTTCAATCTTTTCACAGCTTGTAGGAGTACATTTTACAATATATCTTTCAGGATACATTGTTCCTGGATCGCTGAAAGGTCGTTTGCATGGTGCACATGGTGCTAATCCATTTAATGCTGTTAATCGGTTACGTTCCATTAATTTTTCTGCGTTTTCTTGTAAAAATATTCTACTCTCATAGCTACTTTTAATCATATTGTTTTTAGATAAATCAGTCATTAATTCTGAATTTACCATACATCTAGGTCTATAATCAGTGAAGGATCTTCCATCAGACATTTTTAAAGGACAGTGGGGCTTTGGTTCTGTTGTAGAATGAAAACTCATTATTATAATTATCTACTCAAACACAATATTTTTTATTTTTGCTTTTTAATATAGTCAATAATACGAGATATTAATATGGACTTAGTTCCTTCAATATTAAGAGAATAATTTGTACATTCTTCTCGCAATTTTTCCAAATTCATTGCTTTATATTTGCGACTTAATGTTTTATCATCTTCGTTATTAAATGTTATATCAGATGTTGTTGATGCTGTTTCTTCAATGGAATTATCAGTATATTCTACAATATTTTTTTTATCGGAATCGTCAATATCACTTGTTATATTTTCAATATGCGATACAAGTTCATCTTCTTCACTACCAACAACCTCAATATTTACATATTGTTTTGTTTCTTGAACAACTTTTATAGGATTTTCTTCTTCAAAATTTATAATTGTAATATCGATATTAGTCTCAATATCATCAATAACATTGTCTTCTTCACCACAATCCGTAGGTATAGGACAAACACCGTCATCACTATTACAAGAACTTCTTTTTATATTATTTTTAAATACTTCTTTCATTATAGCATCAGATCGCTCAAGATTTTTAGATATTTGATCAACCCTTTCCTCTTTTTTAATAATATTAACGCGTTTTTCCAATAAGAAAAAATTACCTTCTAATATTGTTAATTTTCTCCAAAGAAACATTATTAGAAATACCAATAAAGCAATAACAAAAATGCTCATATAAGTTTGATTAAATAAAAAGTCGTACATTATTTATTAAAATCATAACATATTTTGTTTTTCATTTTAATCGCGTTGTTTATTATTTCTTTTGGAAAGTCTTTAATATCAAGTAATTCAATTGCGATACATAAATAAGAATGACCATTTCTTATTTTATATGGGAAATAATAGTTATTTTTTATTGGTATAGCATCTACAGATAAATTAATAAAATTATCAGGATATAATTCTTCTAATTTAACTAATTGATGAAAATGTGTTGTTATAATTAATGATATACCTTGGATTTTACTTAAATATTCTATTACAGCATATGCTGTTGCCATACCTTCAATTGGAGGTGTTGAATGCATGGGTTCGTCCATAAGAAATAAACCAGTTTTTTTATCTTTATTAATACTATTAGCTTTTTTAATCATATTTAAACAATATTCAGCCTCGGCTTCAAAGTAAGATTTACTACCCAATTCATCTGAAACGCGCATAAAAGAATTAATAGTATCATATAAAATCATATTTGATTTCAAGCTATATGTTATACCTAAAGTCTGACTTAATATAACATTTGCTAAAATAGTTTTAACATATGTTGTTTTCCCACCAGCATTAGGACCAGTAATAATAATATTTTTATTTAGATTAATTGGATTAGATATTTGATTATTATCTAATATAGGATTTTTAGCATCCCATAAACTTGTTTCAGTTTTATTATATACAGGAATTGACCAATCATTTGATAATAACAAATTATTAATAGAATATATTACATCAATTCCATATATAGTTTTTAAAAGCGCAGATAATTCAGTTTTTAATTTTTCATCTTTCCAAATTCTATATATATCAGTCATGCTATTATTTATTTGTAAATTATCATAAATTTTTTCAATACTAAAAAAAGAATCTAGAATATCTTTATCTACATGTTTTATTATATGTAATGAATGTTTAACAAAATATACTAGACCTTCCATTTTTTCATGTAATTTGTATTTAGTATTATGCAAAAAGTTTGCAATTTCGTAAGTTTGATAAATATTATAAAGATATACACCGACATATAATATAAATGTTACAAATTTGATAATATCTTGTTTGAAATTTCCCGAAGGTTTCATAAATGCCATAAATAAATCATTAATTATTCCAACGTACCATGTAAAAGTAATATCTAATTTCATATAGTTTTTTAAATAAAAATATGGAGCCATAAATGTTGATATCGGATACAATAAGGATGTACTAGGTATAAAATAAATTTTATATAAATGATAAAAGTCCAATAATTGTTCAAAATAATTTATATAGCAAAATATAAATGAAGATGGAAATAAAATTTCAATTGAAGAATTATCATTAATTTCTTCTGTAATTTTATATATCCATAATATGTCGTCTTCATATTCTTTTATTATTTCTATATCAACATCATATTCAATAAAAGCTTTTTGACGCTTTAATAATATATCAATATCATTAGTTGGATTTTTAATTAATTTTTTTATTAATAATTTGCTACCTTCTAATACAGGTATATTATATGCCCAATTATCAATACATGTATCCTTATATACATCATCCGATATATCTATTTTTTTACCAACAATAATATCATCTGATATTATTTTTGACAATATCACATCCTTTTTTGCTTTATCAAAATCAAAAAGCTCGCGAAATTCTTCAATTAATTCTTCATCCATTTTAAATTAGTAAATTATAAAAAAATGATATAAAATCTCGCACTTATTAAATAGTAAATAAATGAAAGATAATATTATAATATATAATAAAGGTATAATTAATATAATTGACCGAGAACCATATGAAACCAATTTAGATGTATATAGAAGAGGGTGGTACATTATAAACAATAAAAATATGGAATTAAATTATAATAAATTAATAAGTGATTCTATTATAAATATTAATAAAAATAAAGGAATGGTATATTAATTATTCAAAAAATTCTTTACTTCCACCACCATTCATTTTAGTTTTTGACTTAGATACAGTTTTAGCTTTTGGCTTAGATACAGTTTTAGCTTTTGGCTTAGATACAGTTTTAGCTTTTGGCTTAGATACAGTTTTAGCTTTTGACTTAGATACAGTTTTAGCTTTAGGCTTAACTTGTTGTTTTTCTTTATTTTTAATTAATCCCGAAATATTAAACATATTTACCGAATTTTTTAATATTTTTTTTGGAACACTTATTGTTTTTTCAATCCCCGTTGACAAAAGTTTTCTTTTATCAATTGATAATCTAACACTTGCTAATATAACCGATGATATCAAAGGTGATATATTTGTACCACCAGTTATTTTACTTTCTTTCATTCTATATTATAATAAATATTTAAATACAATACATATTGCAATAATAGTAGAAATAAAATTTATCAATACAATTAATAATATAAATGGTATTAAATAATATAGTAAATATATTAATATTGGCTTAACTATTTCATATCTAATATTAGATTTTAATAATTCATCTTTTATAAAATCTATTAAAATATTTACAAAATTATTATCATTATCTTTATCATATTCTATATTTTCCTTATTATCATCCATATTTAAAATAATCTACTATTATATTAGTAAAATACTATGAAATATTCTGACGCGTTAATAAAATAAATAATAAAAAAATAAATATCAATTTACCTATAAAGGAATATTATATCATAAAGACATATATAAATATCATATATAAATGATATCTGATAAGAAGTTCTTTTTTTTTCATATACTATTTTTTAGAAAATGTGGTAAGGGCTTCTGAAAAATCCATATTTAGATGATCGTTGCAATAAACATCAAATTGTTTTTTAATTTTAGTTACATCCAATTCTTCATCAATAATATCACTAATATTTGGTAAAATAATATTAAGAGTATCGTAATCTTCATCCATGGTTTCGTTGATATCTGCCCAGTTGTAAGTCATTGTTTAATAATATTAAAAAATATACTTAATCATTTTTTTTATAAATCATCACAAATATATTCATGTATTAGTATTAAATTGTTATTAATTACATTTTAAATAATTACCTGTTATTATAATAGTAAATACCATGAAATATACTGATGCGTTAAAAATATATAATAAAAATAAAGATAAATGGTGTTTTCCAAGAAAAGGTTCAGTTGATTATAAAAAGATAAGAATAATTCAAGGTAAACCTGTTGGAACAAGTAAAAAGGTTGATAAAAATGTTATTAAAAAAGACGATAAAGTCAAAAAGATAATTAAAAATGTTGTTAAAAAAGCCGATAAAGTCAAAATAGATAAAAATGTAAAAGATATTATGAAAAAAATATCAAAAAAACCTAAAAATATATCTAAAAAAGTTTTTTTAAAAGATGTTATTAAAGAAGAATCAAATACTTCAAATAAAAATATAAAAATTTCAAAGAATTTAAATAAAAATTCAAAAGCAAAAAAAATACAACGTTTTTTAAGAAATAAATTAATAAGTAGCAAATTTACACTTGATAATCGAGTTAAGTTTTCTAAATATTTACAATCGCGTTTAAAAAATATTAGACTAACTGATTGTTTAAAAACTAAAATATTTAAAAATGGAGATCGTGGTTATACTATTAATAATATAATAGATTTAGTGAAAAAAATTGGAACAGAAAGCGCATATGGTGTAATATATTTATCAAATATTAAAGATAGTTTAGGAGGAAATTCTATTGTCACTAAGGTTATGGCAGCAACAAAAGATAATTTAAATGAAATAAAATTAATGAGAAAAATAACAGATAATATATTACTTAAAAAAAAATCTAAACATTTTGCCGCTGTTCATAAACATGCTATATGTAAAAATACTAATTTAATAAACCATAAAGGAGAAAATATGCCATATCCATCCAAATTAAAACTTGTATCTATTAACGAGCTTGCTCATGGAGATTTAAAGAATTTAATTAAAGATAATGCAATTATAAGTGATGAAAATATGTTATTTAATATTATGTATCAAGTATTTATATCTATAGCTACATTTCATAATCAGGTTAATTATTATCACAACGATTGTCATTATGGTAATATTTTATATCAACTAAACAATGATAAGGGATATTATGAATATTCTATTTGCAATAAAAAATATTATTTGAAAGCTTGTGGACACAATATGATAATATATGATTTTGGTTTATCGAGAAATATATCAGATTTATCATCAGATTCAGCTAATAAAAAAATATTAGCTGATTATTTACGTATATTACATGCATTTTTATCAAAGAATAATGGATGGGGTTCTTATTATAATTTACCATCTTATGAATGTGAAAAGAAAGTCTTAGCAATAAAAAAACATTTAGAAAATATTAACATTATGATACATAACGACAGGGCAGGTGTGTTAAAATTAAATTCTAAAAAAATATTTGAACAAATTGTTGAAACTTCATTGATTCCAATGGCACCATCTGGAATGTTTTTAACTACAAAACCTAAAGGTACTATAATTAATAAAGAACCTTTTATTGTATGTTAAAAATATTTTATGTAAATTTATTTTTCTTATTAAAAAGTATTTATTTAATTTATAAAGGATTGAATCAATGTTAAAAGCTCCCGCTAAAAAAGATAATAAATATATATCACAAGTAAAAAAATCTGTTAAAATATCAATAACTGATGTTAAAATTAAAGGAATAAAAAAATTAATAAACGGAAAAGGATATAGTATATCTTTATATATATCAGAAGAAACTAATAATGATACTATTAATGAATTAATAACATTTGATAATAATATTATCAATGAAATAAAAAATCAATCTCCAAATTGGTTTGGAAAATCCTTTAGTGATAATGAAGTAAATGAATTATATACGAAAAGTTTTTGTACTCAGACAAAGACTATAAATGTAATAATAACTAATAAAGAATTTAGTAATATAATATATAATAATAAACCAATTAATGATGTAGATACTATTATTAGTTTACTTAAAGAAAATAATAAATATAAAAAATGTATAATCAATTTAACAATAGAATATTTTGGTTTATATTTTTATAGTGAATATACATCTAATAAATGGATTATTAAAACACTTGATATAACTGATTTAAATAATGATAATACAGAATGGTTTTCGATTGATGATGTAATTGATAATATTGAAGATAGGATAACAAGAGCTAATAAAATAGCTATGAATAAAACGCAGCAATATCTAACAAAAATAGAAGAATTTAAATGCGATTATAATATAATTAAAGAAAAATTCGAAAATGTCAAAGAAAGTGATTCAAAAGATTTAAATATATTGTTGAATAATATTGATAAAATTTTAATATTGTACGAAGAAAAAATCAATAAAAAAATGTAAATTTATTAAAATATTTTAAATATAATCTATTGTAAATAATAGATAGATAATTATAGTATAAATAAATATGGGTGCTAATAAAAGTGTAGTTATATCGTTTTCAATAGCAATTTTATTGCTTTTATCTTTATTATTATTATTAACATATAACTCTAAATGTAATAATACTCATTCCAAATTAAAGAATAGAGTGACAGGAAGTGGTTTAGATGATGTTCCAGAACCATTCTATTTTGAAAAATTTGCGAATAGTGGTGTATCAGTTGCAGATAACGACATCAAACAACGCGATCCATCTATGGCCTCTTCAGGTATCGGTAATTATGGTGCTTCCGAAGCTAATGGAAATGAAATATATGATGATAGATTAGTTAATTCTGATAGTGAAAACACCGGAGTATCAATGAATTCTGTAAGTGGTGGAAATGGTCAATACGCTTCATATGAAATGTCTGGTGATGATTCGCAAAATATGCAATCTTGTTATCCAAGAGATAGATTAACCGCTGATGATTTATTGCCCAAAGATGCTGCTGATAGCAAATGGGCACAAATTAATCCATCTGGTGGAGGTGCTTTAACAGATCAAAATTATTTAACAGCTGGTTATCATGTAGGGGTTAATACAGTTGGACAATCATTAAGAAATGCTAATTTACAATTAAGATCTGAAATACCTAACCCTCAAAATTCCGTAGGTCCCTGGTTAATAAGTACAATTGAACCAGATTTACGCCAAAATACTCTTGAAATCGGTAGCTCACCATCATATTAAATTATAGTTATATATTTTTTTTATTAACATTTCAAATATAATTTAAATACTTAAAGAATATATAAGTTTGAAATAATAAGTATGAGTGACTTAGGTCAAAATCTATTACTAACATCGTTAACAGATTTTTATAATAAAAATAATGAATATAAGACAATATTAAAAAATATAATTAATGGTAATCATAAACTATCATTACGTATAATTGAATGGTTAGTTACTCATTATTCAAAATCCAACAATATTTATTACTGGATTAATGAAAACAAAAATATATATATGGATTATCCCGAAAATTCTACAGAAGTTGTTCGCAAAATTAATTTATATCAAGATTATCGCGCACAACTAAAATCATATAGTAAGTTTAATTTTGATTCATTTAGAAGACACCATAGAATAACATTCTTTATAAATAATGATAAAACAGATTATATTGAAACAACTGTCGGGCAACTAAATTTTTTTAGATGGATTTTTAATAATAACATTATAACTTATGCAATAAATAACTATGATTATATTTATAAAAAAATGATTGAAAATAATCTATGTAAACAAAAAATAAATAATAACAATAATCACGATATTATTAAAACTAAATGTTTATTAACATTTGATTAAATTATTTTTTCTTTTAAAAATTTATTTTCTATTTTTAAAATTTCAATTTCGTTAGTTAATTGTTTTATCGATTCTATTATTACAGGCATTAATCTTTCATATGAAATAGTTAAATAATTTTCACCAGATTTTGATACTATATTATCGTTTTCGTCTTTTATTGTATCAAATGGAGCTAAATCTACAAGCTCTGGAAATACTTTATTAACTTCCTGTGCACTTAAGCCAATTTCTCTATTATTTGATTTTATACCGAATGATCTTGCAAGCTCATTCGGTTTATAATAAAAACCATTTAGTTTTTTTATTAATTCCAATGGCTCATTTATTTTATCAATATATGTTTTTAATCTTTCATCTGAATAATATGATGTTATTTTTCCATGTGCTGCTATTTGTCCAGCGACTTCTAATTTCTTACTTGGATTAATATTTCCTATACCAATATCACCTGTATTATTAATTATCATACGAATATTAGTATTTGTATAAAATTTAAGATCATCATTACTATCAGCAGTTATATAAGTATCCCCTTGAATATTTTTGACACCACCAAGAGAACCCCATGAGTTACCTGCTCCATAACCTTCGAATTCATTATTTTCAGTATTGTATCTGATAACACCTAAAGTTGAAGGGTTTGGTCTTTGACTGATATTACCAGATGGCAATTTGATACCATCTACATTATTAATATCCAATGTATAAACTGGTGTCGTATTACCTATACCTACTTTACCATCGTTTGTAATAGTAAAAACTTTAGAATTAATATTAGATGCTATAAAAATATCTCCCGTATTATTCGTTACTAAAAATGCGGTATCTTCTCCATCATGTTCAATTTCTATTTTGTCTATTGTAGTTGTTCCCGAAACTGTTAAATTACTGTTAATATAAGCACTACCAGATAATTTTAAATCACCAAGTACGTCTAATTTCTTAACTGGATTTGTAACACCAATACCTACACTACCATCATAAGTAATAGTAAATATTTCACCTGTTAAATTTGATGCATTAAACACATCATTTCCAGTGTCATACTGGTTTACACTAAATGCTGTATTTTGTGTATTATTTAAAATATCAATAATATTAGATGTATATAATTTAGAATTAATAATTGTTTCATTACCATTTATATATAAATTACTGTTAATATAAGAACTACCGTCATTAGTAATAGTAAATATATCACTTGTTGAATTTGAAAAAGTTACAATATCACTCTGATTGTGATTTTGTATAACCTTTAATGCTACACCATCGGCACTATTTAGTATTTCTACTTGTTCTGTAACATATATTTCTGTGTTTAATTTTGTTGTAGTACCATGAACTATTAAATTTGATGTTGTTAATAGACCCGTTATAGTTACATTACTTGTTATAGATACATCTGTACCATCTTGTGATCTCAACCAATATGAATTAATAAATTCGCTATTATCTTGATATAATTTACCTGAAAATTTAATATCACCAAGTACGTCTAATTTCTTAGATGGATTTGTAACACCAATACCTACACTACCATCATAAGTAATAGTAAATATTTCA